AGGCTAGCGGGGAAGGTTGTGATATATTTTCGACGTATATGCGTTCATTGTTTTGTACACACATCCAATGCGTGTCCAGTGAGAACGTGAATGTATTAGGGGTATTCAAACGAACAAGTACACCTAATATGTTACCTTTTATGATCTCTTTATCAATCACGATATTTCTTCCTGAAACGAAAATCGGTTTTTTAGAAGCTTCCGCTATTTGAAGCACGTTTAACGTATCAGCGAGATCTATTTTACCGTTCATGTTGAAATCGCTCAAGAGCAGTTCATCTGATGTAGGTGTGCTTTTACCAACGACAAATTCTAGACATTTCTTTACCGAATCCATATTGGTTTCACCATTTCGTAGCACGTCACCCGCTACAAACCTGTACATTACTATACTACGATATTTGAATCTCGTTCCCTTTCCGAGATTTTCGATGTGTGTACGTAGAGTTTTCATCGGGATGAATCATTATGTATTTGAATTTTGATGGTTTTCTGAAAAAATCATCTTTCTGAATAATCCCCTTTTCCGTGATGTACCTTTCATTCGCGTGCGAGATGTCCATCATATGTATTCCGGGTCCTTTAAGTATGTATCTGGTGTCGAAATTCATTTTCAAGAGCGGATTCTTCTCGGAGTTACCGTCTGTATATATACTGTCATCGTCCGACGACACATCTATGACTGTATCAGAAAAAGATGGTATTTTTATTTCCATGGGTAGTTCGAAACCATCCACATCTATACATGAACATTCTATGATTTTAATGTTTCTCTGAATGAAGTGCGCGGAGAGAATCTTCTTTGGCATGTAAAACACTTTACTATCGAATGACATGGCCACCGTGAGAACACTTCCATTAACGTTCGAATCATAGGCTCTCGCGTCAAATGTTTGTAGGGTTTCCTGTGCGAACTGTGCATTTTCCTCGTTTAGCGCATCGATAGAAATTTTCAAAAGACGAACGTTCACCTTTTCGCTTGGTACCACGAATATATCCGTCATGTACATGTCACTGTATTCAATCTCCAATCCATTCGTAGCCTCTCGAGAATGTGCGAGTTCATGCTCGATTGTTAATACGTCGTCATTCGTGAACATGTTCCAATTTCCAACTTTTAACCTATTCGTGAAGGCTTTTCCTTGAAGCAAAGAGACTATTTCATCGTCGTGATGATCAAATATGAGGTCTTGACCATCGGTGTACATCTTGTACTCTGGTAAACGCACAACGTTCGATTGGATATCTCCGTAATACTGCTTGGATGAATCTTGATTCTGCATTTCGTCTCCGATGTTAAATGAGTTTATTGAGATGCTTTTTACAGAAAACATATTATAATAAGGTATATTAAATATGGAGATAACCATTTCATTAGAGGGTATCACCAGCGAACATATTTATAAATACGTAAGTCTATTTATGATGGGTACGGCGTACATACCACAAATCAAACTGAGCATGAAGAATGGAAGTCCAATGAACGATTTTTCATACGTATCCCTCGGGATGCTCGCCACATCCGGTCTCTTATGGACGCTGTATACATACGAACAGGGGAATACAAAAGAAGCGATCGCGTCATTTTTTGTATCGCTCAACGTTATCATCCTCATATCGCTTAAAATCACATACTACATACGTTCGGTAAGAGAACATTACAAAACGTTTGGAGATCCCGCTGATGCCGATCCTACAAAAATCGCAGTGGCAGAGATTATCACAAAGGCGCTGAATCAAAAGAACGAACAAGAGAACACCGTATAGGTTATATGCGTAAAACCTCACATATTATACGTAATTTTTGCGCATCATCCTGCTTTGAAACAATATGTGCTTGTGGGATTTCTTCTGACAACCCCCAAGAATCTATGAAACATATATCATCTTCACGTGGCGGTTTTATGTTTACGTATATTTTCTTTTCATTTTTATCGATGGTTTTTGGTACCGGGTCGTACATGACCCGTATATTTTCTTTTTGTTTACTTAATGCTTTTAGCAACGTATAATTATGAGCGTCATTCACGATGAAGAGCATACTTATTCTATGCGAGTAATTGTATTCTCCCCCTCGTCCGCATCACGGGTACATCGAGTTCTTTTGGATAATCAAGCATAGTGATGGTGGTGAATCGAATATTGTGGTCCCAATGAGGCGTATCCTTTTTAGGAATATATTTATAATATCCAATTTTCACCGCTTCGCCCGGGCTCTTCATGTACATGAACCATTCTAGAGAATGTGAACATATTCCTACCCGTACGTTATCGATCGTAGATATGATGTCATATTTATGCATTTTATCGGTTGAGTCCATGTTGGAAAATATTTTATCCACCAGCATGCCGTGCATGTTATCGAAAAGGAAATGAATGTTGAAGTGAATGATATCCTGTGCGAGTATTGGGCGGGTTTTCATTCCGAAAAATCCTTTTACGTAATCCTTTCTTGTCGTGATGATGCTCTGAACAATTTTTTTCAACAGGGTACAAGAGGCACCACCGCATGTTTTCTCGGAAAACCAATTCGATATACCGATTATTTTCCCTTGTCCATTCAATATGGGGCTACCTGAAATACCTTTCGTGATACGAATGTTTGTTGCTATACTATCTATGATGTCTTCCGTGACGAAGTTAATCCGTTCGATATACCCTTCGTGAAACGAGTGTATACCATAATCTTCCATACATCCGAATATATAACATTTACCACCCATGCGCATCGTCGAGGCAAAATCTAAAAACCCATCCGTTCTCATATTGCCCTGTAATTTCAATACACAGACATCGGCTCTTCTGTCCACACCCACGACGTGTGCCTTCACTATATGTGACAGTTCAAAGCATACGTGTATAGATTCGCAACATTCGGAATCACCCACGTACTTGTTCTTCAGAATATTATGAGCAGACGTGACGATGTGCCCCTTTTCTGAAACAATAAACCCTGTACCCACTACGTACGTGTCCTGTGATACGTGGGCGACTATAGACACGATGTTTTGTTTCGCGCGTTGATACACGTCAAACATTACATGTTAATATTGTTTTAATTATTCTTCATCTACGTCAATTTTTCTGACAATTGATGTGTATCCAGCCATGGTCATAGAACCTATTTGAACCTGTGATACCCAGTCTTGTACGACATCTTCTCTGAACCAAAATTTGATACCTTCGTCGACGTTCGTGGTCAGCGCCCAATACGCATCCTCGTAAGATCCAGAAACGCTGAAGTACATCGCCCCCTCTATGATGTTTCGTATGACCGAATCTGACAACATTGGTGTCATGAGTCCCTGTGGGTTACCTTTATACAAGAACTGAAGTTCCATTTGTGTGTAATCCGCGACCTTTTCCTTTGGAAACATAATCTTCCAATCGTACGTCAGGTTCAAAATGGCACAGTGTGATGGTACCTCGATTGGTGTCTCTTCCTGGCCAAGCTCGGGCATAATTTCGATCAATATATCTCCGTTTCGTGTGAAATAGAGGATCGACAGTTCATCGTTTGCGTGAAGCTCGAACCCATTGTTCAACACTCGTCTGTACACGTTGGATACCTGATTCGTCGGTGTCGGTGATGGATTTTGATACGTTCCGAAGATAATTTGTATCATCAGCTGAATATCGGAAATATTTACGATTGAATCTTGATTGATGTCCGCCGCACTCCTTTGTTCTGATGTGAGGGTACCGGGTGAGAAAATTTCAGAAATGGTTTTCTGGATATCCGAAATGTTACACACACCATCACCCGTCACATCACCGAGAACATTACCAGCGGCTACCGACTTCACCATTTGCCTACTCGTTCCTCGAATAGATGTCATGTTCAATTCTTGTCCATTTTTATCTGTTAGATACGTACTGGTGGGTTGAAGTATGGCCGTATTTGAAGAAATAGGAATTTGTAGGAATAAGGTTGGTGTATCTAACCTCACCTCCACGGGAGATGCGGACATTTGCATGCCGAGAACAGTGGTAGCCCCAGCAGACACAATGAAGGCATTTCTGTTTGTTATATCTTGGGGTATCGTAGGGGTTCCAGTGATTGACGCGCCCGATTTGAAAGCTATTTGGAAACCGGCAAATCCGGATGTTTGACCGAACGTGTTGACGTACACGTTTATCATATTTCCATCTTGAATCGTTTGTACGATAGGGGCGCTCGTGTCCACTATCAAAGATGGTTGATCGTCACCACTTGGTGTGGGTGTGAGTGTTTCCGTTATCGTCGGTGTAGGTGTCAGGGAAGGGGTAAAGGTAGGGGTTTGTGCGACCACCGTCGTCGGTGTGGGTGTCATCGTCGATGCTTTGATACTCGACATATCCAAAGATTGCCCTGATTTATCAGTCAACGCCGTACTCTGTGTGTTGAGAGAACCTTGTGCATTGTAAGACGTTTGGATCGTCATGAGTTTCTGTGTGACATTTGTGGACAATTCGATGGGTGACGCAGAGAGTTGCATACCGATGACAACCTTTGAGCTTGTCGTCAGTGTAAATCCACTCGATCCCGTAAGCTCCGCGTTCATCTCCACCCCTGTGATGTTCATCGGGTCCAAGAAATGTAATTCAAATCCACCTATACCACTCGTTTGCCCCGATGTGTTGAAATACACATCAACAGACGACGCGTTGCGTACGAATTGAAGCAATGGTGCGTTCGATCCGTATATCAGAGTAGATGTAGACGTTGGTGTTGGTGTGTCTGGTAAAGTCACGACGACATTCTTCGTGCTCGTGAAAGGGAACGTGAATCGAGTGAATTCACTCAACCAAGTGGGATCCCCGGAACTCGATGTCAACGGGTCGATGACACCTATCGTTCCGTAAAAGTCAACGTATCCATTCATAGCCAGCGTGTATTCGCCGTTAAATAACTCAAGTGTGTAACTCATGACTATTTTCGCCTTTGAAATGCTAATGGGCTTGTTATCTGATGTCATGTGACTGACGACGGGTGTCCCGAACGTACCTTCTACTTTCGTAGGTGCGAGAGAAATGAAATCATTATCCATCCAACTATTCGTATCCGCTTGAGTCGTGGTGTCGAGCAGCAACTGATGCGTATCGGTGCCTATCTGGATGGACATCTTAGCCTCGTTGGCATTCAGCACGTCAAACTCTATTTCGTCGTAATTGAATGGAATATCATCCACTTGAAGCGTATAATGACCTGTCACGACGTTGTTATTAATCTTAGTGAATTGTAGAGATGAATTAGGGTATTTCATCTCCGTTTCCTCTGGTAAATTCTTAACGTTCACGATGTAACCCTTGTTCGGCTTGAATTCCGTGAGTGTGCCGTACCATCCACCGTTTGCCCCCTTGATGAGAATACCGTTTTGTGACATGATCTCCGTCACGTACGGGGCGAATAATGATATGTATTCAGTGACAAATGTGCTCACACTCGTTTCGTAGCTCAATGGGTACGCGATCCAGTTGTACCCGTTGGTAATCTTCGGTTGATCGATTTCTGTGATGAGTTTGGCGTCAAATTTCCATTCGTACGGTCCGGTGCCGTTTGTCTTCACGACGTAAAATTCGTTCGTCAATACGTTCGTAATGTTACCTATCCACGCGTTTCCGACTCTGTACACGACGGTTGTCTTATTTCTGATGGCCTGCACATTATCGATGAATGAACCGAAGACATTCAGGAAAGACATATTATCTGTTTCGACGTTTACGGACAACCAATCGTATGGACCATTGACTTGTCTTTCAATGACACCAAAGTTAAATACAAGCGGAGAAGCTTGGGTGTACGTGGTGTTGTAGTCGGATGTAATGGTTGTGCCGTTCAGGAATACGCTGTCTAATTCATACAATCTTCCGCTCTTAATCTGAAGCGAATCTTGATTCTTCATGAAGGAGAATCGGATGTTTTCGTATGAGCCACCCGATACATTCGAGTATACTTGCATCGCAAACATGGGAACACCACCTGTAGTGATGACCGTAGAGCTTACACCTCTCACGCGATTCAATGAATCGATGGCGATGAGCACATCTCCGAGTTCGACGATAAATTCGCCATCGTTCTTTATGGTCGCGTACAAAATGGTATGGTACGCAAATTCTTCGAAATTTACCTCAAACGCTACGCTTGGGTCGTGGATGATGATGGGGGTGTTTCCTTCCACGTTCACAGAGCTGGTGTACGACATCGTTCTGCTCGTAGCATCGAGTATGACGGGATTGTACACGTCGCCGACCTGTAAGTGCATCCATCCGTGCGAACTGGACACGTCGGGCATGGTCTCGGGTAGGAAGGATATCGTTTCTTTGGATTCGATTTTTTCCAATGTATTTTCGATCCTCCTTACGGTTCCGAAGGCATCCATATGAACGAAGGTTATATCCAATGGCTGGTGATCGAGGGAGATCATCACCGTGTAATACGATCCCCACGTGATGGGCTGCGATACCCCTTGTGCGTCCATGTATGTTTGTGTGGCATCTCCTTTACCTACGCAATAATACAATCGGTCATCCATGTACACCGCGTATTTCGCATTGGGTATGACTGTGCTCGTCAAGGCGTACACATGACCACCCACGTATTCCGAGTCATGAACAACAACACATTGCGCGATGAGCATCTTGGTTCCACTAGACAATGAAGGTTCGTAAATATCGCTTATCGAAACCCCCTTTAGTCCGGAAAGTTCTGGTTCGTATGACTGACTAAATTGTAACATGTCTTTACCACCCATGTACCCATGCACATAACAATGATAGCTTCCCCTGTAAAAATCATTCACAACCTCCACCGTAATATCACCAGTGTAATATTGCACAGGATACATCACACCCTCGTACTCGACATTCTTGTCGCTGACGGATTTAGCCATCGCTCGCGCGTGTGCTAGACGACTACTTCTTGATACAATCCTTCTTCCACTCACTTGCGAAATAGGGGTTATGCGTAGAGCATCTGGAATATATATTCCGCTTTCATCGAATGTTAAAAATCCCAGCGGGTGATCGGATGGAATACCCTTAAACGTGTATGTCGTTTTGTACATACCGAACGGAATCGATTGATCATGATACCCGTTGAATCGATATTTACCATCTACCACAGTCACCGTCACATCTTCGGAAAGGGTATGTACATTTTCATAAAATGTTTTCGTTTGTGTTGGTGTAAGACTCATAGTAGGTGTCCCTGTAGGGGTTGGACTCAACGTCGGTGTATTGGTGGGGGTAGGACTCATCGTCGGTGTTCCCGTAGGCGTTGGACTATACGTTGGAGACGATGTCGGTGTGGGTGTATGCGTTGGGCTAGTCGTCGGCGTCGGTGTTTCTTCCGGTGTCGGCGTAGGCCATGCGCCTTCTAAAAAATAGGGATTAAATACTCGTGTATTTCCATACGATATAAGTAGAGGTTCTATCACACCTCCGCCTATATCTATGTATATGGTACCTTCGAAAATCGAAACATCCGATACCCTCATTACAATAAAAGCGAGAAAATTATTACTCTAATTCATTTATGTACCCTTCAATTCAGGGTTAATTTGCCATGTACCTTCAATCTTTTTCAGTACGGGTTTTGATTCGCCGTTGACTTTGATGAAAAGGCATTCCGTGGCGGATGGGTTCGGCGAAATAGTCAGGTTAGAATATTTAGCGTCGGGAAGAATCATTACTTTATATCATATTTTTTTTATCGTGTAGCCGTTATCACCTCTGATGTCACTCATCCAAGACATCTCCGCCTCATCGCCTGTAAAACTATCCGTATCACCCATGTGGACGTATATATCTAAAAATCCACTTACCGACGTATCGTACATGCTGTCTGCGTACGTGAGGTTAAAACTCAAAACCCCTTTTATTTTAACTCCCGTATATTCCCCTATGGACACTTCGGCATCATTCGTGCTTTCAAACAATGTGGGAACTATCGTGAGTAAATTTGAATCGTAGTACGATTGATCTTGTTTGGATATACACTCAAATTGTACACCTTGTATGGTCACCCGAAGATTGTTTGCGTCTATGATTTCTATACCACACGGGATGTCATCTAGCATCACGTTGAAGTTTGTTTGGATCTGTACGGGTATCGTAGAGTAATGTCTGTACGTGGCGAGTATGTCATACGATGCGTTGCTGGATATGATATATCCCTCGTTCGGTTGTATTGAAAGTATATCACCTATCCAATCACCGTCGGTGTACGTCATCATGTTATTCTGTGTTTTCACTGTCTGTAGTTTGGTAAAAATGGATGTGAAGGCATCAAATGGAATCGCTTCGATATCGGGATGTGCTACCCAATTCTCTCCTTTTTGTATGTTATACGTGATATCTGTATTTAATAATGGGGTACCTACGTACTCCCATAATACGTCTTTGCTCAGTGTCAATATGTAAAATGTGCCAGTCGAAAGAGTATATGAAATATTTTTCTTACCCAACGTACCCACGAATCCATTTCCCGTTTTTATGAGAAACCCTTGTTGGGATCGAATAGCGCTTACATCTCCCATGACAGATGACAGATACGTGCCTATCATAGATCGAGTAGAACCACTGTTAATAGATATGTAGTCATACGGAGCTTTTAATTCTTTTCGAGCATACCCCACTCTGAAAACATGGGTCCCACCAGTTATGTTCAACAAGACACTCCCTAATGTATACATGGATACATTCGCGTGCTTGAGCATTTTGAATGTAATCGTTTCGTCCTCTGTCGTATTTGTGTGTATCTGAACGGCTATTCGTGAAGGTTTGGACGTCGTTCTTATCGATGACACACCGACGACGGTTTCTCCTTTCATCGCGACGATGACATCGTTTTTCGTGATCATATCTATTTCCAGGTTATCCGTCCCATGAGTTACACCTATGTAGACGACGTACGTGTACGCATAATCGTTCGTTTTTATTGTAAACCCTATCTGGGGTGTCACATCTTCTACACTTTGTATGATTCTGGATTCCCTTTGTTTTAATAATCTATACCCGTATATTTGTATCTGTGTTTTGACATCAAACGACACGTACGTACTCTTCGTAAATGGGTCATGATTCGACGGCACAATCGTTGATGATATGTTATACACCGACTCGCTTCCGTTGTATTCGAGTTCATAAAAGGCATCATTGTTGACTAATATATACATGTCTATCTGTGTATTTTTTGGTACGAGTAAGCCGCTATTCTTGAAAAATGGTACTTGGGATACGGTCACACCGTCCTCTTGTAGTACATCCTTCGAAAACGGGGTGTAGCTCGTCACGATTTCATACCATTCATTTTGGATGACAATCGTTTTGTTTGCGTTGTCCTTGTCGTAACGCCTCACTCCAAAAATATACGATTCCGAATTCACATTATCAACGACACACGGACATACCGCAAAATCTACAAGTGTGCCGTTTAATGGATGTACAAAATCTTCTACATTCTGTAAAAATTGCTGGTACACCGTCCAAGTTACTGTGTGTGTTACGGTGTTTGTTGTCGTCTGTGTAGGTGTATACGAAGGGGTCATTGTTGGTGTAAAGGTTGGTGTTGGTGTAAAGGTTGGTGTTGGTGTATGTGGTGGTATATGATCGTATTTTTCATTCACCATATCTATCTCCTTCGTCGCTTCTTCTGCTGATTGAGAAGCCATTACTTATACTGTAAAAAGTTGTTTATATGTTGATAGTGTTTCTCGACTTTCGCGTCATTCTTTCTCAGATGTTGCATGCGCATTTTTTCTATTCGTTTCAATTTCTCTTGTCGTTTTGCGTGTCTTCTTGCTTCTGATTCTGACATTTCGTGCGAAACATTCTCTCTGTCTGTCATGAGTTCACCTATACTCGAGTATCCTTTTCTGTTCGATCTAATCTCCTGTACTTCGACGTGTGCTCGCATGTAGTCAAACCCAGAAGTCGTAGATCTATCCTTTGAATCCATTCCCAGTCGTTCGTAGTCTTTCAGGAATTGTGCTTCTGCTGCTTCAGGGATTCGATGTTTAACTATGGCCGTTTTAAATGTTTTACCTATGGGTTTTATATATATATCATCATCAGATTCTCTATGTCCAGACGAGTGCATATATTTTCCATACCCCGTTCGAGTATCTTTCATCGCGTGCGTGTCGAAGTAGGAATTAAATTTTTTGTGTGAAAAGTTGCTTATGGGTGTTTGCTTTGGTAATCCGTGGTTGTAGGGTGTATATGATTGTTTCGTCGTAGGACATGAACTTTCTCCCCTTCGTTCTCTCTTGATGGTATTATACGCTGTTTGTATAACCCTGAATAATCCCTCTTCTCCCTTGTTTTTATCTGGATGTGTTTTCATAACTAACATCCTGTACGCATCCTTCACCTCTCTATTTGAAGCATCGGGTGTTATCCCTAGTACATCGTAAGGGTCCATTATCTTTTGCGACATTTATGTGGAATCATTTTATGCGTATACATTACAATGTACAAGAACTATAAAAAGATGAAGCGGAAGTTTATCCCGGAAAAAAAGGTAAAAACCCTTGGTTCACAATCGACGTTCCAGGAAAAGTTGGATGCGATGGAGTCCATACGGAATGATCTCGGTACGGATGGGATAGAGGTTCCAGGTGTTGTGGTGGCCGGTTCGCAATCGAGTGGTAAAAGTTCTGTGCTCGAATCCCTTTCAGGAATACGCCTTCCGAGTGGTACGACTATCACGACGAGGGTTCCCCTCATTTTACGATTAGAGCGCCGCCCTGTTCAAAAGCCATTCGCCATCATTCATGACACGGCCGATCTCACACACGGCGAACATATCGAAGAGTTAGATGACGTACCTTCTAAGATTGAAGAATACACGAAAAAAATCGCAGGGGAAGGTGGTACAGTTTTGGATACCCCTATTCATCTGAAAGTCATTCAATCCGATGGTCCCACCATAACTATCATCGATTTACCCGGAATCACCCACATGTCGATTGACGACGTTCAGAAAGATATCCATGCGCAAACCGTGAACTTGGTCAAAAAATATATTCAGAACGAACACATGATCATCTTATGTGTCGTGCCCGCGCTCGATGATTTTGCGAACGCCGAAGCCATAAAATTATCCAAGGAGATAGATTCACAAGGAAAGAGAACCATCGGTGTCATCACGAAAATAGATTTGTGCCCAGATGATATAACCGACAAAATACAAGGAACGGGTAGAAACGTCCCCCTTTCTCTGGGCTACGTGGCGGTGAGAAATAGATCACCGAAAGAATCGGAGATGTCTACGAAAGAATTGCGCAAGGTGGAACGTCACTTTTTCCAACAAAGTGGCTTTTATAGTACCCTCGATCAATCATCTTGGGGAATGGATACACTCATCGATAAAATCATAGATTTACAAGCGGCTTCAATCGATACGTACATACCGAAGGTTGTCGATACCTTGAACAACAAGATCAATACCCTCAAACAAGAGCTATTATCAGATCAGTATCATTTCGCTACGACGCAAGATAAATACAGATACATCACAAAATGTGTTTTAAAAATCTCGGAAAATATGACGGCATTACGAAGTGATAAAACGCTGTACACCATGTTCATGATGTATGGTCAAAATATCAAAGGCGCGCGCCCCAAATTCTTTGATGATGAATTTTATGAACGACTGAAGAAAGATGTGAAGGATATAGCGGGTGTGAGTTTACCGAACTTTTTGTCCCAACCGCTGTTCGAAAATATCATGAAGGACACACGTAACGATGTCGTAGACATCTCACATAGATTGACGGTTGATGTGTACGTACACATGAAACAAATCATCAAAAACGAAATGAAAAATATTACAGGTGATATATCACAATTTATTTACAACACGATGATCCAAGACCTAGAAGAATTGCGTGAACAGATGACATCCGTCATAAACACATTCTTAGACGCAGAGCATATCATATTCACACAGAACAATGGGTACATAAACGATATCAAATGTATCAGGGCAATGGCTGTAAATAATGATAACGACACTACAGATATCCCAGATAAATTCTTAAAAAGGTACGCGTCGAGTACCATAGGGAATGAAACACACATGGTGTGTGAATTACAGGCATCGTTATACTCTTATACGAACGTATACATCAATCGGCTAGGAGATACTATACCAATGTTGCTCATGCACTTCATTCATGTGTTTGTCACGCGCATTTCTCAAAAGACCATGGAACCTGTCAATGATGATGTCATAGAAAAATATATGGCAGACGATGAGAAACAGGTGAAAGAAAGAGAACGAAAAGAAGGGCAATTATCGCGTTTTGAAAAAGCACTGAAACTTTTGTATTCGTTGTAATGATTTAAAAAAAGTATCACTTACAGTACTACGATGGCCTCCCAAGTTCAAGCTGTGAAGGCTCTATTTGAAAAACACTCGATCGAAACTGTGTCTGCGCAAATCGAAGAAATGAATACCGAAGTTGAACCTGAGTCGGTGATTGACCCCTCTAAGGTTGAAGAACCTCCTAAGACCGAAGAAGAAGCTGTTGAACCCCCTGAGGTTGAAGAATCTCCTAAGACCGAAGAGGAAGCTGTTGAAGCCCCTGAGGTTGAAGAACCTCCTGGGAAGACCGAAGAGGAAGCTGTTGAACCCCCTGAGGTTGAAGAATCTCCTAAGACCGAAGAGGAAGCTGTTGAAGCCCCTGAGGTTGAAGAATCTCCTAAGATTGAAGAAACTTCTGAGATCGAAGAAGAATCTCCTAAGGTTGAAGAAACTTCTGAGACTGAAGAAGAATCTCCTAAGATTGAAGAAACTCCTGAGACCGAAGAAGAATCTCCTAAGGTTGAAGAAACTCCTGAGACGGCTGTTGAGTCCCCTAAGGTTGAAGAAACTCCTGAGACGGCTGTTGAGTCCCCTAAGGTTGAAGAAACTCCTGAGACGGCTGTTGAGTCCCCTAAGGTTGAAGAAACTCCTAACACCGAAGAAGAATCTCCTAAGGTTGAAGAAACTCCTGAGACTGAAGAGGGGGCTGAGACGGCTGTTGAGTCCCCTAAGGTTGAAGAAACTCCTGAGACCGAAGAAGAATCCCCTAAGGTTGAAGAAACCACTGAGACTAAAGAAGAAACTCCTGAGACCGAAGAAGAATCTCCTAAGGTTGAAGAAACTCCTGAGACGGCTGTTGAAGCACCGAAGAGAGGTCCGGTTGAGGTTGACCCCACCATCAAATTGAACATATTTGAAAATGCCTTCGACGAAGAAGTGTGTGAGAAGTTGAAGGGTATCATCACCAAGAATATGGTGGATTCAACCATCACGACGACTGTCGAAAATTTCCGCAAGAGTAAAACTTCGATCATTGATATCAATGAACCCCTCATTCACATCGTGAATAAGAAGATTTGTGACATCATCGGAGCTGACATTGTACGAGGAGAGCCTATCCAAGGGATCCATTACGAAGAAGGAGGATTCTTCAAACCACACACCGATTATTTTGAAGCGAACGAGCTTCATCTGTGTGGTAAAAGCGGTAACAGAGAAATGACAGCCATTTTGTACGTCGACGATGTTTCAGAAGAACAGGAAGGGGAACTCGTGTTTCCAATTCTCACGAAACGAATTAAACCGCGCAAGGGCATGCTTGTTTTCTGGAATAATATGAGAGGTACATCTCCTCTCTATACGACGCTCAACGAAGAGCGTCCGTTAAAAAGTGGTTCAAAATCTTGTCTGATTAAATACATCAGAGAGAAGCCATTTTTCTAATAAAATCAATACATTTATCTACATTTATCGGCGCTTTTTCAGCTTCAATCTTGCTTTTCATGGTTGAAAGATCATGTTCAACACTTTGAAAATGAAAATGCTTGACGCCAAAAAAATGACACAAAACATCATATCTTTTCCTATAACATTTGTCAATTTCTATGCAACATGTTCCAGGTTTCATAAACATGACGTTTGTCAGTCCTGAACCATACTGTCCTATGACGACCTTCGCCTTAGAAAATGTGTCGATCTGTTCTTGTATAGTCATCGTCTCCGGAGAGATGCACTTTGTGTTGAATTGTTCGAGAGCTTTCATAAATACATCTTCATTATCTATGTACCTTTTTGTTCTTGGCCTCTTGATGTACAATACGTCATTCGGCTCTTCTTTGGTGGTAACATTTCTTACCTTTTCTATTAATCGTTGATCCCATGTGGTGAACTTTGGGTTTTTACCAGTCACAACAATCCCGGTGTCGTCGTATGTCATTTGTGCGTCAATACCAAACATCTTTAAGACTTTCACAGAGTTATTCGTGATGAGCGATTCCTTGTTACAAAGCTTAATCTTTAGCAATGCGTGTGTATGACAGTGCTCAACGATGGATATGATGTGATCAACCCAGAAATGATGATAATTGTTAAAGTTACCAGCTCTGAATGGCTTTGATGCTATGCATGGTATGACATTTATACGCTTAGGGGTTTCAGAAATTGGTCTTTTCAGTTCGTTCTCGTAGTCGTCCGTGATGATAACGTTATCGAGCATCAGGTGTACGCGTTCTGTGTGAATTTTTTGTAACTCGGATGTAGGTATGTTCAGTATACACTTTGTCTCACAATTCGGCTCAATATGTGCGAGTACATCCTGATGTTCTCTCAGAAAAGCATGTTCGAAACATCTGGTATCATCGTACAATTCTCGATTGTTTTCATCCAAAAAAGAGGGGGCATCTATGGCGATGACAATAGTCGCTTTACACATCATACCGAACAATAGTGCGGCAAATCCGTGTATACCTTTCCCTGTGTATACAGTTTGGTCAGCTTGTACATCATCGAAGAGTAATCTTTTTCGTATGGCAACAACGTCGGAGTAATCGACGAAAGTCATCTTCTCTGAATGATCGACGATACTCGGTCCAAATTCGATGATTCGCATTTATCCTTAGGAAATAATTTTAATGCTCTTCTTTTACGATACATAATTGACAATCACACATCCTTCTGAATTTAGGATATCTGTTGTGTCGATCTATGAGTTCACAAGAAGAGTGTACATTCATGAGATATCCATATTTTTGCATAGCTCTGTTGCTCCATTGTACATCCGTTGGTCTCCCGAGGCCGACCATTTTCTCATTGAACAAGAATTCGTCAAATACGTATTTTTTAGCCATGGTGAAGGCACCCGGTGCGAACATTTTGGGATGTCCTACGATGTTGTATGGTATATTTCTCCCGTCACCTACTTTAGGATTCTCCCATATCCAATCGAGGTACCTGCGTCCCCTGTTGTCGACTATTTTATTCATGAGTATGTCAAAACACTCTCCAAATTCCAAAACACCCTTATACCATCCGGGTGAAAGCTTCAGGTAATCTTTCATGATAACGATGGTTTCATATTTCGCGTGTCTGATAATGTCGTTCTTTTTCTTTGTGATGTGATTTTTGTTATTATCGACATCATCTTGAATGACTCGTATGTTTTCCATATGCCATGTATTTTCTATGTCACCTATGATAAATATTTCAAATAGCGGAATATTTTGAGAAACAATGCTTTCAACAATCATATTTACATTTCGTTGATTGTCCTTTGTTAATATCCCAAACGTGATATTCATTTATTCTCTTTTTCAAAAATCCTACGCTTTATTGACGTATATCATGAGTCTGTTATCACGAATCTTCATGATGATATTATAAATAAGTACATTGGTACTTATCTCATACATTTTTACATTTTCAAATCTCATAACTAATTCTGGCTGGGCGAGTAGATTTACATGTAGTCTAGCTATGTCATATCGTTTTTGTAGTTCATCGCACAGTATATCATAAAAATATTTTCCAGTTACATTCACAGCCCTAGGCGATGGAGTCGACATTCCGAAAGTTTTTTTATCTATACCAAGTATTTTTCCATCGAGGCTACAGTCGATAACTGCGTACGACTCGCTATATAGCTTTTGATCGCTATTCGTTCTTGGTACACATCTACTACTCTTCATGTGATTTTGTAGTGCCTGATTCGTACTCAACTCTTTTCCACATTTTATACATTTAGGCATACAAATATATCATCCATTCTTTTTAAATTAAAAAATAAGTATTGATTCATTTTTGAAAGAGTAATCTGTAATAGATTCCACACGTACCCCAACGTATTCGCCCGTATTTGAACGTACCACGATTCCGTTATCGATTTCACACATTGTTCGTTTACAATGATCGTACATCTTTCGTAATACTCCATAATCTGGATAATCTCTTTCAACTACTCCACAATGCATTTCATGTAATTGAAGTTGTAATTTAGTGTCAAACTTATGACTACATTTCAAGCAAGACCATGTACCACATTTATACTTTTTGTTCAGATGATACGACAATGCTTGTTCAGAACTCAAACATTTGCCACATCTTGGACATATTGGCATTTTTAATATTATTATCCTTGGTATTTTATGAAAATAATACTAAAAAAAGTTTAATAATTCAATAAAAAATTAATAATAAATTTTTAATCAAAAAGCACACGTTGTTCAAGAATATCCTTTGTACCGAGATACACGAAGAGTAGCACACCGACAGCTACCGCAATGTTAAATATAAGCCGTAAAACGTTGAACACATTGAATTCTCGTACAATGTTTTGAAAAACAAAAGGGTTTGATGTCTTGAGAGGAGACATGCCAAAGAACAAAGCGAGGAAAGCGTATACCATGAGGACGACGGAAATGCCAACGTATGTCATTATGGTCGTCTTGAGATACGGGTTGAAGGATGTCTCCATGACATTATTTAAGGGTTTGTTCATGTTATTATACATAATATAATCATGCCGGATTTTCGAGACATTCTCGCGAAAGATACAATCGTCCAACGATCTGAAGAATGGTTCACCATACGCGAAAAAATGCTTACCGCAAGTGATGTTGCCACCGCCATCGGAAAAAATCCGTACAGTTCACCTAAACAATTGCTCATCAACAAGCGAAAACCGTCTGGTGGACCTCGTTTTGAAACAGAAGCAACCGCACACGGAACCAAGTACGAAGAGGTGGCAATCAAGAAATTTGAAGAGTTGACTGGTCATAAGGTTCACGACGTGGGCATATTTGTCCATCCAGAACACACGTGGTTGGGAGGGAGCCCTGATGGTCTCACAGAAACATGTGAACTTATCGAAGTTAAATGTCCTTTGAAACGGGAAATAAAACACGAAATACCTTCGTATTATTATCCACAAGTACAAGTATGCATGGAGACCCTGAACATCGACAAATGTTACTTTATACAATATCGCCCTGTGATGGAACCTGGTGATACAGAAATACTGGATATTCTCGAAATACCTAGAAACAAAGAATGGTTCGCCGAGTATCTTCCGGTGATGCGATCCTTTTGGGATGATGTCCTCGCGTATCGCGCAAATCCGTCGTGGTCGACAGCCTTGTATGGCATAGACCCCTCGAAGGTTATCGATTTTTCTGATGTTCCGGTGAAAAACGACTACGCATTCATAGAAGATAACGACGAATTGACGTGACTCATCTTGTAGATGAGATAAAATAAAATGACAAACATGAGACACAATAATATGCTTACCGTAAGAATGTAAGGCCATAATTGTTGCCCGAGGTACATAACGATGGGGTCAAGGATGTTTTTTTCAACCTTGTCCTTATTTTCCTTTTTGTTGTATTCCGATATGATCATATCAATTGTTTCCTTGAAGAGATGTGTAAAATCGTCCATATGCTGTATGCGTCGAAAATTAATTTAAAGAATATACAAGTAGTATAATTACGAAAATGCCTCCTAAAGCCAAAGCCGAACCTAAGAAAGCGAAAGCCACCAAAGCCGCCCCTGCGCCCGCTGCTCCTGAACCGGAAGCTGACCCTGTGGAAGAGAAGAAGGGGGTCACCGTCGAGAGCGTTGTCGAAGAGCTTGCAAAGATGAAGGAACTCCACGCGCAAATTGGAAAGATGATTCAAGCGACCACCCAAATGGTCAAGAAGCTCACCAAAACTATGCAACTCAAGAAGAAGCGTACCCGCAAAGCACAAACCGCCCCCAGTGGTTTCGCTCGCCCTGGTCCCATTACCCACGAGCTGTCCACCTTCCTCGGTACCCCCAAAGGTGAACCCGTCGCCCGCACCACCGTGACCAAGCAAATGTCCGCCTATATTAAGGACAAGGGTCTCCAAAACCCTGAGCGCAAACGTGAAATTGTTCTCGATGACAAGCTCGCCAAGCTCTTCAAGATGAAGGTCAGCGACACCATCGAGTACTTTGAGATTCAAAAGCTTTTGAAAAACCACTACATCAAAACCACCGCCTAAGTGGATTGTATTTGTTGATATAATAGTTTAATCGTATACCTGTTTACCCGCATATGATGCGAGCGACCAGATATATTACATTTCAGATTCAAAAGAGTAATCTAATATGGTCCCCTTCGACGTCTCCTTCCACCCCTTTATTTTCAATACCCCGTGATGTTCTTCCTCGTGACACATCTTACATAATACGACGAGATTCCCTTGATTGTTCTTTATACTCTCGTGTGCGTCGCATTGATATTGTATATGATGTGTATCCAACGGTTGATCTTTCCGTCCGCATACTTGACACGCAGTCTTCAGTACTTTTGAATTATATCTTGATTTTTTAGGGGCTTTCTTTTTGAGTAGCGTATTCCGCGTGTGTAATGCGAGCGTGGCAAAATCATTATTTCCTAAAATGTGGGTGGCGATTTCCAATCCATACAAATGTTCCCCTTGTCCATCTTTCATGTGTCTGTCGTACGTCACGATCCCATTTTCTATGGTCACCCCAATGTGTTTCAACTGAATGCGGTCGATGACTTGTTTAATAGGATCGAGATCCACGAGTCCGTGAAGGTGTGTGGCGAATACGAAGGTTGCTCCGATTTTTGATATCATGTTACACATGGATGCTACGATGCTTATAGCCGAAGTATGTTCTGTTCCCTTACATATCTCGTCGCCGATGATGAGACTCTTCTTGTTTGCGAAACGAAGGATTGTGTCCATTTCCATCATTTCCACGTAGAATGAACTTTGTCCTTTGTGAATGTTGTCTTCTGATGATATTCTCGTAAATATTCTGTCGTACGGACAAAACTCAAATGCGTCTGCTGGAACATACATCCCCATTTGTGCCATTATGACGCATACACCCACGGACTTTGAAAAGCACGACTTTCCACTTCCATTGACACCGTATAATAACATCCCTTTCTTGTGAGAAAAATCAGCATCATTTCCGGTGTACAACGTATTTCCATCGAGTCGTTCGACGATCGCATGACGGATGTTTTTCCCGACAATGTACGAGGCGTCCCCTTCTTTTACGATTGGTTTCGTATACTTGTACATTTTCGCAACACTCGTATGAGACATGACTACATCCACGTATGCCACATAGGTACTGAACCCACATATGACAGGATGATACGTATACAGCATGTCAACGAATGCCTTCATCTTTTCTTCTACACATTCTTCGTACGTCTCGATGATGCTGTGAAGTTTATGAATGTTCGATTCTATTTCGGGGGTGGAAATCAAAACGCGCTGTTTGGTATCGCTCTGAAAAACGACATTTCCACCGACACGATTCTTCAAGGTTTTAGATCTTCCCTGTGTGGTCACCAAAGCATACGTACCCTTGTGCATCTCGAAACGTACGCCGTCTTCTACCCCGAGTGTTTTCGAAAAACGTCTCGCGTGTCCTTCGAGTGTCCCTATGATACCATCTCGGTGCTTTTTTAACGCATCTACATCGTGGTGAACCCCTTCTCTGAATACGTCTTTTACCATATCTATCGTGGAATGCCACGCGATGTAACACTTTTTCACTTCCTTCTTAGAAATCTTGTCATGAATAGAAAGATCGGACGTTCGATCGAGTATATCAAGTCCATTTTCGAAACACAAGATGAGGTGTCGAATATCTTCCAATCGAATAGTCTTATTCGCGATACGCCTCGCGACCCTATCTATGTTTCCTATGTTTTTCAAGAGATCTTTAATTTCACATAACATCGTGTCGGATGTGTTTTCAATGTCATCGTACATAGCCCGCAACGTGCGAACGTTGGTATACGGGTTGAATAACGTTTGACGTAACAATTTTTTCCCCATGCTGGTGTGCGTTTTATCGATGATATCAAACAAACATTTTTTATCACCGGTCAACTGTAGCTGATGTACCGACGTGTTGTGGAGGGCAAGTGTCGATCTGTTCATTTGCTCCGGTGGGCGTATTCTGTGTACGAGGCTTTTATGATGATCTTCAACCCACTCTATGAGAAGAGTCAGACTCACACGGGCAATGTGAAACATTTCCATGTCTATGGACTCGATGGGTGTCATGAGACCATCCCTTGGGTATGCCCGAGATATAACATCGTTCTGATGGCTCGCGTGTTCGTATGTACTGTCGTATTGCACATCGAGGGCTCCTGGGTATGATGTTCCGTTCTTAGACATACATATGATTTCCTTACACCCACACGTCTCTATGATACGAGTCAGTTCTTCTTTTTTATACGCATCATTTTCATTATACACTTCTTCGAACATCACCTTCCCCGTTGTAAGATCTATCCATGATACTCCGACGCATGTATCATCCGCATATATGCTCGCGACGATGCTCGAATCAGATTCGTCAACGCACGTCCCTGGGCTAAAAATTTGATCAACCGTTCTCTTTTCTTTAATCGTTTCATCTTGCTTCACGACCACGGATGTATACCCCTCCTTGCTTAAAAGACTGACGTATCTCAGCATCGAAGGGAGTGGCATACCGCACATTTGCGGATTTGTGATACTTATAGGTTTCTTCTTATCTTTTGCTGTTAATATCATATTACATACATTCGCCACGATATCCGCCTTACCTTCTCCGTTATACGCGTATACCTCGTAAAATCCTCCTACCTGCATGACGATCACCGTGCGTTCCCCGTATTTCTTTTCGTATTGACGTTGTAATGAAAAATACTCCTTGATAAGGCTCATAATACTACTAATATATTAAGTCTTTATGTCGTCTTCTCCGCATTCGTCTTGTAACTCGTTGAAGGGTGATTCTCTGAAAGCCCCTTTTTCTTGAATATGAACTTGTTTTGTTTCACTCGGTTCATGGGGGTTATCGAAAAAGTCCTTGGCTTCTGGTGGTTGTTCTACCTGTTGCTGACCCTCCTCGACGGGTGGTTCTTCACAAGACTCTTCGGGTGTATTTTCTTCATTCATAGGCATATCTTCATTGAAATCTTCTTCAGGTTCGCCAAATCCGTCAGGAGGGGGCATATCTTCTTCATCCCCTTCATCGGGTGCTTGCTCGTCCGCGTCGGAATCAGAATCGGTATCGGAATCGGCCATATAGTTTTGAAGAATGTGTTGTAAGGGAAGAAGTGTTCGGATAGCATTGTGGATGGCGTCGTGAATGATGATGTATAATTCCTTTTTTAGCGTCACGGAATCTTTTTTAAGGATACGAGGATTTTCGAATATGTCTTCCGCTATCTTCACAAATGCGTTATGAATGAAATGTTCATTGGAAGGCATCTTTATTTGCACGCGTTTGCTCTTAGACATACGAATAGATGTTAAGATCTTTACGTTGCTCACAAACACGGCTGCGAGTAGATCGGAGAAGTAAGAGCAGTTTTTTGTCACGTCACGAGACAAGGTTTCGATATTATACTGGTTCCAGTTTGGTACTTCCTGCATTCGTTTTTGCATTTCGACGAGGGTATTTTGTTTCTCTTCGTCGGGTGTCTCTTCACACACATTGTACATAGATACGACTTTCATGTACAAAGGCTCCGTCATTATCGATTGGAGTTGTTTGGTGTACTCAGCCTTCGCTTCAACGATACTGTTTACGTTTAGGTTCTTCATTATTATCATCAGAGGCTTTCTTTTTCCGTTTACACCGCGATGGTTTCCAGTCTATGTATAAATCCATACCAAACTGGTCAACGTGAAACCCCCCTTTCTTGAGCTGCGTTTTGACATATTTAATGGCGTGTTCGTGGTTATATATCGAATACCCTATGACAAATGGAGGGACCTGGTAGTTCATACTGGTGTACCCCATAGAGTTTCTCAACGTGATCCTGTTGTGACATATTTCAAGAAATCGCTTATATATCTCTTGTTGCCTTTTTTGTTTTTCTCTCTGGGATTTTTGCAGACTCTGTACCGTGGTAGCCATAATTATCATCTGTCAATGTATTTTTTCTGTATTTAATACAAGGAATCCATCATGGGTGTTGGGTCATCTAGAAATGATAGAATGTTCGTGGTCGACAGAAAAGCGCTCCATACCCTTGAAAGATTGGATACTTCATTCAATAGAACAGCATCACAACTGAAAACAATATTGAATGAAGAAATTCAACTCATCAAAAAAATTGATCCAAAAGACACGAGAGCCTTGAGTAAAGCCCTCGATACACTCATCATCCTCAGAGAGCGTTCTGTCATGTATCGTGCGCGTATTCGAAAGATGATACCACTGACAGACGCTCATAGGCTCGTATTGAAGGACTTACGTAGATATCTCAGGCGTATTCGGTACCATACTT